AGCAAGTGTTATATCATTACATGACTGCTGATTTGACTGACCCCAATGCTATTGGTGGTTATTTTGTTGTATTTGTAATCTTACAACTTAACACCTCGTCAACTGGTTCTTCAGCAATTGATGTTCAAGTTTTTAATAAACTTAATAATGAATTTCACTTTCATCAGGTTATACCACCTAGCCTTGACCCACCTATTCCGACTACCACAGAGAAATGGGCATACCTGTTTTCTATGCCACAACTTCATATTTCACCAATTCAAGTTACGCAATGTACTGAAATCTTAGTTCCTACAACAGCAGGATCATATTTAACACAAGGACAAGCCACTGTAGATGGTGATTACTTTGATGTAGCATCTTGGGATGATGTTAACAATAGAGGTGTTGATGGTTATCCCTTCTACACTACAAGTGCAACAACTATCAAATCAATTGGCTTAACAACTGGTAATGACCCATCAAATTATAAATTTACGGTTGTTGTTAAACCAACTACTGTAGTTACAGCATATTTACCAGGTAATACTGAATTGACTGTAACTGGCGCTGGTACAGCAATAAAATTTACTGGAGAAGATATTCCACTTCCAGCAACTCCTCCAACAGCTGCAAACACCTTGTTCAGTTTTAATTTACCAACAACATCTAATGTTAAGTCAATAACGTCAACAGCAACATTGCCATCTATTCCATCAACTGAGCAAATAGTATTATTTACTTCACCATCATATGATATATATCGAACCACAACAACTATGATTCTTAAGTGTCTTTTTAGGACGCTTAATTTTCAGTTCGGTCCTAATGAAGCTGTTATTTTACAACTTGATGTTAATGGTACACCAGCATTATATGTTAAATTGAACTATGGAGGTTATTTTACTGCACCAAAGTCAACAACAGATATAAGGCTTAACTTGTTAAGGACTAATGTTACATTTGTTTCTTATGTGGGAGCAAATTCACCTATTCCCCCGTTAACTGTCGCAATGCGTAATACGCTTAATGCCTTCCGTATTGAACAGTTATTGAATGAGTATAACCGAGTGTTTGGAGGCACCCAATCACTTGAGGAACTCAATTAATGCTATCATTAATAATATTTTACTCCTATTTGCATTTTTCAAAGCTAAATGTTATAGGGTATTGATAGTATTCCCATTTAACCAATCTCAC